TGTCTCACGGTGCTGGGGCTGTCGATCGAACGGGCGGCATGTTTAGCGCTGGTATTATCCGAGGCGTTTCTGTCATCACACGCGGCGAAGCGTTGGGGCATGAGATGTGGATTGATAATGATTTCCTAAGTGATGTCACTGGGGCAATCAATGGCAGCGAGTCGGCCAGTGGCGGCGTTAAGGCACGGTTCACTCATCCCGGCCTGTCATCCGATGGTATGGGGCGTTACCTCGGCAGGCTGACGAATGCACAGACAGTCGGCGAGCAGGTTTACGCGGATCTGCATTTTGCGGAAGCGGCCACGAAAACACCAGACGGCAATCTGGCCGATTACGTAATGACTCTGGCCGAGGAAGATCCGGAAGCGTTCGGGCTGTCGATCGTGTTCGAGCACGATATGGAAGCCAGCGAACAGCACTACGCCGAGAACACTCAGAATAATCGCTTCGTTAGTCCAGATGAGGACAACAGAAACAACTTCAGTCACGCGAGGCTTTCGCGATTGCGAGCAGGCGACGTTGTCGATGAACCGGCGGCTAACCCTAACGGGTTGTTTCACCGGGAGCAGGAAATAGCAAGCGAAGCTGATTCGCTTATGGAATACGCGCTAGGGCTGTCAGACGAGCGGCCCGACTTGGCGTGTTTGAGTGTGGATGCTGACCGCGTTTCTGCCGCAGTGTCACGTTTTTTAACTCGTCACAATCTCACTCTCCAGAAAGGAAGTGATCCTATGTCGAAAGACATTGAAACGGTGGAAACACCAGCGGCAGAACCGCAGCCAACCCGTGAGCAATTCGCGGCAGAGCTGAATCGGTTCACTGAATCGTTTGGTTCTGACAACGGCGCGAAGTGGTTCGGTGAAGGCGTATCGTTTAGCGATGCACAGACCCGTCACATTGAGCAGCTAAACAAACGAGTTGAAGGGTTGCAGGCACAAGTCGGCGAGCTTCAGGAAACTCTGAACAGCCTGAACACCGGCGAAGAAGAAGCGGCGAGCTACGGCGAAGCCTATCAGGACGCACCGGCAGGAAAGAAAAGCCTCTCAAGCAAGATCCGCATTAGCGGGAAGCGTTACGAAGACAACTGACACGGGCAATCGTTGCCGGTGATTCACACAGACAAACAAATAAGAAGGAGCCACAATGGCTAACGATTTATTCACAGTGGCGGACTTCGTTTCCGACGCACTCGACGTTGACCCGACAACAACCAGCGAGGTGCTTAACGCCTCGCCACTGGTTGCACGACTACCGATCAGCGACACGGCTGATGGCTCGGAAACTCATAAATACAACAAGTACACTGGTGCTCCTGTTGTTGGGTTTCGTGCGGCAAATGCTGGCCGAGATTACGATCAGTCAGTCGATACCGTCGTCACATCAACGTGTACGATTCTCGACTTCTCTTGGCGTGTTGACTACGCCGTTGCGAACGCATGGCGGAAAGGCCCAGAAGATCTAATTGCCCGCGAAGGCATTCGGCATCTGGCGGCAGCGTTGTTTATTCTTGAGCAGCAGGTGATCTACGGCACGACATCGCCAGGCGATGCGGCTGGATTCACTGGGTTCCTGCAATCAACGGATCTGGACGCGTTGGCTGACGCAATGGTCATCAATGGAGCTGGCACAACCGCAGCAGAACAGTCTTCGCTGTACGCTATCAGGGCTGGTGACAACGACTGTAAACTGGTCACTCCGATGGCTCAGGGAGTTAACCTCGGTGATACAATTGTTACCGAAGCAAACGACAGCAATCATCCGGTGTATTACACTCCTGCGAGTATGTACATCGGGCTTCAACTCGGCGGCAAGTACAGTATCGGTCGGATTGCAAACCTGTCAGTCACGACAGATACCAAGCCACTGACTGACGATCTGATTTCCGATCTACTGGCAGTCTTCCCGGCTGGCATGGGTCCAGACTTCATGATTACCAACCGCACGATGCGGAAGGAACTCCAGCAGGGCCGAACGGCCACGAACCCAACAGGTTCGCCCGCTCCGTTCCCTGACTCGGCATTCGGCGTTCCGTTGTTTACGACTGACGCGATTACCATCACTGAAGCGGTTGAGGTGTAGCGGTGACCTTGTCCCCACATGAGCGAGCCTTGAAAGCAGGGTTAGCAGCGTCCCGGCATTGTGCCGGGGCGTCCGTCACCTATACGCGAGGTGCAACCGTTCTCACGATCAGTCGTGCGATTGAGGGCACAACGCGATTCGGAACGATGGGGCATGTGGGACAGGAAACTGTCGTCGAGTTGGTTGATTGGTTGATAAACGCAGCAGCGTTGACAATCGGAGAGCCAGCTATCGGCGACATCATCAGCCGGAGCATCGACGGGACGACTTACGCTTATACCGTTGAACAACTCGAAATGGGATTAAGTCACTGGGATTGGAGCGATACCGGAAGGACTCAGTATCGCATTCGGACTCGCAAGGACGGGGCGGCAGCGTTTATTGTCTCAACGCCTAACGGGTTCGACATTTCCGGAAACGAGATCCGCTATGACTGAGTTCCTGACGGGCGATAAGCAACTCGATCGCAACTTGAAAATCTTAGGCGATAAGGTTGCGCAAAAAGCAGTGGGTAGCGGCATTCGTGCGGGGTTGGGTGAGGTAAGAAAAGGAATTCGGGCGAACACAGACAATGTGTCAGCACGGGCAACGATAGCGGCACGATTCAAGCGGCGACGCAAGCAAGGGCAGACGGTTGCCAAAGTGGGTGCCGGAGTCGGTAAACGAAAAGAGCACTCGCCAACTGGTGGCGGCGTGGGCATCAGTAAGCAAAACGCTCACTGGTATTTCATGGGAACGAAAGCCAGAACTACCCGAAGTGGCGCAAACCGTGGACAGATGCCAGCATCACCAGCGGTGGCATTTGGGTTCATTCAGAACAGCGGTGCGGCGATGATAAAAATGCGACTGAAGATCGCAGCGATGATCGAAAAAGAAGCCAAAAAACTTAAACAATAAGGAGCGGCAGCTATGCCAACAATTTCAAAAGGGTCCGTATTATCGGCTGACGTAGCCACCGTTCTAACTGCGATGGCGGAAGTGATTTCGATTGACCACAGTGGTGCGGAGTCGGAAACATTTAAATACACGAACTTGAACACATCAGGCGCGGGCCACGAGTATCTGGCCACAGGATATTCAGAAGGCGGCACAGTAGACGCTGAAATCTGGTTCCTACCGGCTACGGCGAGTCAGCAGATATTCACCGACGAAATCACGACACCAACAACGGTGGTTGCTAACCAGCTCGACGGGCAGATCACGTTCGCCGATACGGGCGCAACGACTATGCCGTTCAAGATCGCGGGCGTTGGCATTGGCGTCTCCGTTGCGATGGATGACGGCGTTAAGCTATCGGTAAGCCTGAAAACTAACGGCCTGCCAACCTATGCAACATAAGGCCTGACAAGTGAAAGCAAAACTAATATCGACGCGACGGCCAACAAGCCGCACGGACAAGTCACTGATTATCGATGGGCTGTTGCCCGCTGGGACAGTGATCGATCACAAAGACGCATTTCAGCTTGTCATGATGGGTATTGCTACGCCTGCCGATGATGAGTGTACGGCAGCACTGGCGGCGCGTGGCTGGGGACTGGATGTCTTCAATGCTAAGTTTACGGCAGCGACGGCACAGCAGGCACGATTTGAGAAGGGTATTCGCGACGCGATTTTACCCACAGAAACACAACCAGAGGTAGACGACGATGACACGGGAAATTCTGACGAATGAGGCGTTCTTCGAAATTGCGAAACGGCAAAAAGTAGACGTTCCCTTTCCAGAGTCTGGCAACGGTGCGGTCATTCCTGTCTGGGGGATGACACCAACAGAACGCACTCGCTTTGAAAAGCAATTTCAAAAAAGCGCCAAGGGCGTCAACCGTGAGTCGTTGCTGGAGGAGTTCCGCGAGCGTGTTGTGGCTGAATGCTGCCGCAACGATGAAGGCGTGAGGATATTTCAGCGGGAGGACGTTCAACGCCTCGGCGCATCGTCTGGGGCACTGGTTGAGCGGTTATTTAATGTCGCTGGACGAGCAAGCGGCATCACTGAAACGGACATCGAAGAAACGGTAAAAAACTCCGAAGCGACAACAGTCGGCAGTTGATGTTGCTGTTGTCGCTGGGCACTCCCTACGTCGTCAATCCGTCTGCCATGGTTGACGCGATGGGGCACGCACAATGGATGGAGTGGCAGGCGTTTGACTCGATTTACCCGCTGGCACATCAAAGCAAAATGCAGGGACTGATCGCTCAAATGATAATGGGATCCAAACAGTCAGACGCACAATCCGTTACCATGCTGTGGGTTAATACGGACGTCCCGACAACTGCCGAAGACCGCGACGCATCGACAGCGGCGGCACTGGCTGGCCTGCCTGGACATCTGACAGCAAACGCGCGGACAACCGCCGGGGAGTTTGTGCTCTAATGGCATCAATCGGAAACCTGGTTGTTAACCTGACCGCGAATACTGCAAAGTTTCAGAGCGGCATGGCATCGGCTGAAAAGACTGTAAGTGGGATGGCAGCGGCAGCGGTTGCGATGGGAGCTGCATCAATTGCCGTACTAGCAAAAACAGGCGACCAGTTCGACAAAATGGCGAAGCGCACCGGAATTGCTGTCGAGGAACTGTCTAGGCTCGGATTCGCAGCCGAACAGTCTGGTACAGACATCAACTCGCTCGAAGTCGGCCTGCGCAAAATGTCGAAGCTGATGCTGGACGCGGATCGTGGACTGTCAACAGCCACAAAAACAATGGAAGCTCTTGGAATAACGACCAAGGAGTTATCAGGCAAGAGCCAGACGGAGCGGTTCGGGATATTTGCTGAGGCTATAAAAAGCATCAAGGATCCAGCACTAAAAACGGCGCTTGCAATGGAGGTGTTTGGCCGTGGCGGTACTCAGATGATCCCAATGATCAACGAAGGTGCGGCAGGTATGCGAGCACTAGCGGAAGAGTCAGACGCACTCGGTGCCACGGTCACAAAGACGCAGTCAATCCTCGGAGCTGATTTGACCGACGCGTTCAATAGAGTAAAGGTATCAGGCGAGGGCTTCTTACGCACGATGGCGGAAGGGTTGGCACCGGCAGTTATAAAAACAGCAGACGCGATCGCTTACGCGGTGTCTGGATTGCGAGCGTTCGCTCCGGTGATTGTATTCATCGGAACAGCCGTAACGGTGGCAGCCGTAGCGATGAAGGCGATCACGGCGGCGACCTGGCTATACACCAAGGCCAAAGTGGTAGCGATGTCGTTGAGTGGCCCTAAAGGCTGGGCAATACTGGCCGTGTCCGTTCTGGTGGCAGCTGCTGCCACGGTCGCAATAACGAAGGCGATGGACAACTCTGCGGCTGCTATGGGCAAGGCTGAGATCGCTGTTGACGGAGAAGCCGCAGCGTTGTCAGCGGCAGCGGCGGAAGCCGCAAAGTTGGCAGCAGCGACGGCTGCCGCTGACAAAAAAACGGAAGCATTACGGCAAACAATGGCTGCAATGGAAACGCCAACGCAGCGAGTAGCTCGCTCGGTGGCAGAGTTCCAGGCCGCACTGGTTGCGGCAGATACAGGAATCGTGTGGAATAATCACCCTCTTGTTAAAGCGATGAGAGAGAAGGAGTCAGGCTTTTCGTCGATGCTCGCCAGTGTTGGCGATGAACTTGCAATCCTGCGGGGCGATGCGACGGAGACAGGGTTGCAACTTTCGAAGATGCTTGAAATGGGAGTTGACCCTAGCAGGATCGACGAACTGCGCGGCAAGCTGGAAGAGATCGCGAACATCAACACGGCAAAAGATAATGCAGATTACTGGGCAGGGCGAATGAAGTCATTGGCGTCACAGGCGGACGAAATCAAAAAAGCGATCGCGACTCCTGACGAAATGATACGTGTACAGCAGAAAAGCATAGATCAGCTAGTTGGTGCCGGTCTGCTCACGAAAGAGCAGGGCGAACAATCCATGAAACAATTTTCGAAGCAGTTCGACAAGCCGACCGTGCCACAATCAGACACTAAGTTTGCGTCAACGATGCAGCGAGGATCAGCCGACGCGTTTTCCGCGATCGTTAAAGCGATGTCGGGCAAAACGCCGGAATCTAAAGAGTTAGAGAAACAAACGAAGGAGATAAAAGCACTCCCAAAACATATTGCCAGGGCGATGCACTTCAAAGAACTTCACAGACCGAAGGAGCAACCAGC